TATCATATTAGGGGAAACAACAATTCTCATTAAATTAACTTTAAATGACCCATAAGATAGGGAATAGAACCACCCTTGTTGGGCTGGTATATATTGAAGTGTCATTTGTACTGTACTTCCATCTTCAAGAATAATTCCTAAGTTTTGAAGAGAATCATCTGTTATGGCTGTTACTTGTTGCATTATAGGCTCGCTTGATTTTGGAAAACGCTTAACATATCATTTGTTGGTACAGCCGTACCATAACCACTTCCAAGACTTACTGCGCTGGCAACATACGGCACTAATCCTTGGCTAGGGGTTGGTGGAATAGTTGATGTCGTTCCAGCATTCTGGGTTTCTGTTGAACTGGCATTTGATGTTCCTTGGACTGCATCAACTGTCAAAATTTGTTTAAATCTTACAATGAATTCACTGATCTTGGTTGTTTCCGCATTCTGGGATGGTCTAATTGATTCAATAGCCATATTCTCAAAAACCGCAAAAGGTGTTTCAACAGTTGCTAGAATCCTTTGTTGCCACATGTTTAAAAGATATTGAAAAACTGTTTCTTGCCTTGTTACTAAGGTGGCCGCATTCTGGAATAACTGAAAAGCATTAAGAGTTGTATTAACAAGATTCTGACCCAATTGAGTAATAGTATCGATCTCACTATAGAACTCATTGTCTTGAACATTGAATGATGGAGCAAGAATTCCTAAAGGTTGCAGTCCTGTTAGATCAGAAAAAATCTGCTGTAGAATATTAGGTTGATATATTCTAACCAATTCAGCGGCGTATCCCTGCATTGTCACAATAATTGGTTTTTGAGCCCAATGATCCTGGATAGCATAATTAGCCTCAACAAAATGATCTGTAATATCAGAATTAATTTCAACACCAACTTCTCCAATAATATCGAATATAAGGCCAGATATTCCTATTGTGTAAGGATCACCCAGAGGACTTACAATAGCTTGGTTGGCTACTGACGATATTAAATTACTGGCTTCTTGATAAATTAAACTCATGTTTGTCCTAGCGTGAATTGCCGGGCTGTTAAATCCATATATTTCTTAAATGTATCGTCGAATTTTTTTACAAATTCATGAGGATCATTAGTATGAATTGTTATGGGTGCCATATTAATTGTTACTGTTTTATTTGCTGGTGTACTCTGCCCCTGTTCATTTGCATATTTAAAATGGAATAAATTCAAAAAATCTTGCTTATATTGTCCATAGGCAATATCAGCCTTTTGATTCTCTTTTGAAACTTCTCTTCCCTGCCATTCTGGCATATCTTTCAACAAAATCTTCCAGCCTTTCATTGATAACTCAAGAGTCTTAGCCACCAAAGAAAGTGCATCGATTAGACCTTTCAAACCTCCATCATTAGTGAAACTTTTTAAAGCGGATGTTAATTGCGGGAATATGGGATTAACCAACTTTAAAAATTCCGTGTTTAAATCATCGACGGCTCTCTTCCATTCTTGCGTTGCCGAAATATTGTCTTGGATTTCTTTATTGGATAATCCATGGAAATTATCCATTTCTTTATTGAAGCCTTTTTGATTGATGGCATTTAATAGATCACTTGGCATATTGATTAATCCAGCAAGCCATGTCTTTGTCCTAGCAAATTGTTCCTGGCTTAACCTATCTGTAGGAGACCATGTTTTTGTTAATATTTTCCTAACTGCTTGGTCCAGGTCCTCAGTGTTACCTATGATCTTTTGAAATCCAACTGAGTCAACTCCTAACATTTGAGCCGCTGTGAAGAATTGTTGACTGCCTTGGGCTACTGTCAATTTTTGTTGAAGAGAGCTTAATGATGAAATCCATTGATCCGCGGCTTGTTTACTTGATCCAAATACCAAAGCCGCATGTTCTAGCTTCTGAATGTATTGTGGATCGATTCCGGTAGTTGTGGAGAGGATTTGTAGATTGGTTGTTAGCGCAGATGACTGATCAACTAATTCCTTTATTCCTAAACCAAGCGCGGATATTGATGTGGCCGCAACCACGGAAGATACGTTTAAATCTCCAATATATTTTGAGACTTCTCTCAATTTTATAGAGTCAAATTTAAATCCTACCTGTGCCCAAATATCTGCAATCTTACCCATTATTTTGGCCTATTTAATTCAAAGAATGCTTCTTCATAATCCCCGCAAAAATTTTCATAATCTAGGACAGTAAGAAATTTCTCTGAATCCCATTTGAGTATTTCTTGATAATCGCCATTCCCATATCCGCTCTTACTCAATCTTAATGCCCACGCCACCGGCTCTTCTACGTTGATCTTTGTTTGAGGTTGCTTATATCTCTTTTCAACGTGGCGATTAACAACGAACCGATGGCCGGAGAAAAAGGGATTAAATCATATCCCAGTACTTCTCTTTGAATCTCTATTAAATCTGATCTAACTTCGGGTTTTTCGAATATTTCCGGAGTTACTTTTACTCTCTCATAACCATTTCCGGTGTATAAAGATTTCTTCATGCAGGGCCATAATGCGACATCCACATCTTCCGAGGATGCCATTACCATCGCAAGATTCTCCACAGTTCCTTCTGCAAGATTATATTTACTTAGTTCTCTGGCTACTGATTTATAAAGGCGATGACCATCGATAAAGTCGGCCAGAAAAACTTCCAACTCTGCCCCTGATTCTAATTTCTTTTTCAACGTCTCCATGAACGTTCTCCTTAACCAATTGTCCTGGTGTTGTTGGCAAAAATGAGATCCCATTCAACCAATGATTGCTCTGGGACGCCCTCTGCCACAGATTATGCCATGGGATTCTTAGATGGTACTCCCCCGGACATAATATAAGTTATTGGCGTTATATTTCCTTGGCCATCACCCACGTTTTTAATGAATACTCCACCCAAAAGCACAAAGCCTGAGAAAGCCTGTTGCATTAAGGCCATTTGAGCATTTAAGAATGTGTCCGTGGTTTTGCCTAAAAGAACCTTTAATTTTAATTCACTTTGAAACCCTTGGTTATTTAAAGCAAATACGGTATTACCATTTTTCCCGCGGTTGACCTTCACCAGATTCTCTGGGAATGTAATTTCAGCTACGACACCAATTGCAAAATCGGTCACAAGAACCTGCTTGGTTCCGGCCGTTATGATGATTGTGTCATCGCCTGTGAGTGATATTCCTTGTGACATATTAAATTCCTTTCTTTTTAGCTATACTAATTTTTTCGCACCACTCTTTAGTTCGTGGAGGACGTTTACGACCTTTTAAAGCAATTCCTGTACCAGGCTTTTTCTTTCCTTTACCGCTGGCACTTATTTTATTAGCCCATTCTTTAGAAATAGGCCCTCTCTTTTTTCCCAATTTTAAAAGACGTATCTTTTCGCAATGCTCAGCAGATCGAGGAGGCATCTTCATTCCAAGATGTTTTTCTTTTTGATACATTTTAAATTCTTCAGAATGCTTGAATCCAATGCATCCTTCACCCCCATTAGAAATATTATATAAAAATGCTTTTCCGAATACTTGACGATGTTCAAATATATGCTTCATCTCAAGTCCATCAAGCATTTCTTTAGTTGAAGCATAATTTAAAACTTCCAATTTGAAGTTAATCTTTCCATATTTTTTAATAGCGTCATGTAATATAACGCCACTTCCTAAATATGAAGGCAAAAAACTTCCTTGCTTCTGACCAATGTAGAAACGGCCATTAATTAAATTAGTTGTCTTATAAATATATCCGAAAGTATCCATAATTTTCTAAGGGTTATCATACACGTTAATTATACTATTTAGAATACTTCCAGATTCCTTAATTGCAATCTGAACCACTGGGGCCGCGCCGGATGCTCTGGCCGCTACCGATTGCTGGCTAATTGGCTGAAAATAAATAAAGAATCCATAACTCAAAATATTCTGCAAGAATTGAGCCTGATCTCCGAATGTATCCGTTGCGGTCCATGTGCCAGGTGCTAAATATCCATTAATCACGCCTTGCTGGCATACGGCCTTGAGCGCTGAAACGTATTGATTCATACCTTGAGTTGTCTGGGGTATTTTTGTTGCTGTATTTGCTAATGCGTAGTAACCAGCAGATTGTAAAGAAACAACAAACCATATTAAGTTGAATACTGAATCAGCCCTTTTGTTTGTGGTAGATGAATAAACTCCTGGACTATTCTGGAATGAGGTATAAATATCAACCCCTGCGGTCTGACACAACGATGCAACTGTTGGAGTAATAGTCGCATCTGGAAGAATACCCGAGAGTTGTTTAAGGTTCATAGTAATAGCAGTTAATGAACCAGAAAAATTAACAGATAACAATCTTGAAGCATAGGCCGCGGCAAATAAACGACCGTTTTGAAGGGTTGGATCACCAAAATACAAGCAACGGGTAAAATAATTTGTGGCCTGTTGGATATTGGTTAAAACACCGGTGATATCCGTCAGGGCGTTGGATGGCAAAAAAAGCAATTTATTTCCATAAGATTGAATGGCATTTGCTAAAGCGCCCCAGGTTGAATTGGCACCATAATTGGTGGAAATAATCCCGCAGAAAAATACTATATTGGCACAACGTGCAACGGCTTGAGCCAATGTTTCTGTGGTAACGGTTGAGATTGAAATCGTTGCCCCTGTTCCTGTCCCGCCTGTTACGCTCAAATTTGTTGCTACAGAGTATCCTGAACCACCCGTTAAAACCACAATGCTGGTAATTGCGCCAGCATAGACACCCGTGACCTGAACGGTGCCACCATAAGCATTTCCTTGAACGATATTAAGAATGTCCCCAATCTGATATCCTGTTCCACTTGATCCACCAATAATAGCTGTTGCTATAGATGAATTTGTAAAGCTGGGGAATATTAATAAAGATCCTCCCCCAGCTAATATATTTGGCTGTTGACTAAAAACTGATATAGCTTGAAGGTATGTCTCGGATGTAGTTCCAAAATCAATGCCGACCTGTTGAGCAGACTGATAAATCCTGAATTTATCGTTATTGACATTTGATAAGAATGGATCTGAAGTAAATAGACCGATGTTATTCACGTTAGATGTTGCTAACCCAGAAGAAGGGAAGAAAACATTCACGTTTATGATTGTTGAAAGAGGAAGTGTAGACATTCGTTTTTCTCCTTTATAAAGATGGAAGTTGTGAAGAGGCCGTAACCTCTGCGTTTAATATGCCGGAGCCCTGATCATTGGCTTTTACTAAAATATTGAAAGGTGGTATTAAATATCCTGGCTTAATTGTCTTTGTGTACCAAGCCCAGACATGCAGTTCAATGTCATATCGCTTTAGCATGGCTGTTGCTTCTAGGGCTGAAAGGTCTTGAATCTCGCAGTTTGAGCCAATCTTAAAACCATAGCTTTCTTGGAATAGTTGTGCATAAGATGATTTGATCGCCATTAATACTTCTTCTTTCCTGTATTGTGCTTCATCGTTCCTGGAAAAAACACCAACAACTATTGTCTCAAACATATTCACGGTTTGAATTTCAATAGGTTTCTGTAAATTTGCATCATTAATAAATTTTCTGTTGTTGCCAATTGTTTTTCCATTACGGTATTCAATGGTAATGAACATCTCGTCGGTGTTTGGCATAATCCATTTATTGTCATAAATATTAACGCGGTCTTGTTCTAATTGAAGTTGATTGATGATAATCAACCTAATTAAGTCCATTGATGTTTGCGGAGTTCCATTAATTGTAATCATACCGTCACCGGCTTAACCTGATAAAGTTTCGTGTAATCTTCCAAAACAGAATATTTATTGTAACCGTATTCAGTCCATGCTTCGACTGCAAGAACTCGGTATTGCTTACTATTGAATAAAAAAAGGTCATCAGCTTTAAGAACCACATCACTTGTAAAATAAACATTCTCCGACGACCAAAATCTTTCACCAGTTTTGGTTATAACCAATTTATTATCTTGGGCAATCCTGACGCCCTGGGTGCTTATATAACTTTGCACTATGGTCTGTGTGCGACCATTGATCTGGGTTGCAGAAATAATACCAACGGTTACAGGCTGAAAATATTGGATAACTGCCTGGGCGACGTTTGGAAGCCCTGCCAGGCTTTGTCCGAAGGGTAAATCTTTTCCGTTTGTTACCTTCATTATTTTGCCACCACGGTTGATGTTACTGAGTTTCTTAATTGCCCTGTATCTACGAGTATTTGAGAAGATCCTTTATTTGCTATCGTAAACGCACTTAATGCTTTCCATTTATTATAACCGCCAGTCTCAAATCCCTTTTGGATAATCTGTTCACAAATTGCACCAAGATTTACATAATTTTTATAAATCTTTTGAGATATAATTAAGTCGATCGCATCTTGCCCAATCTTTTCAAAATATTCTTTAAGATGATCTTCCAAGGGATTAACCAGCCAGGAACGGGCTGGAATTCTTTCAGCTTTTGATCCCTTTTCCATTTTGAGTCCGATGTCGGCATTTGTTTCTTCTGAATAGTCTTTTCCTATCTTGTG